TGGATAAGGTTATAAAAGGTGCATTCTGCGGAGATGATAGCTTGCTATATTTCCCGAAGGGTTGTGAACTTCCAGACGTGCAGCAATGTGCGAATTTGATGTGGAACTTCGAAGCAAAACTGTACAGAAAAACATATGGGTACTTCTGTGGAAGGTACGTCATACATCATGATAGAGGCTGTATTGTATATTATGATCCTCTAAAGTTGATATCTAAACTCGGTGCTAAACACATCAAGGATAGAGAGCACTTAGAGGAGTTCAGGAGATCTCTATGTGATGTTGCTAGTTCATTGAACAACTGTGCGTATTACGGGCAGTTGGACGATGCTGTAGGGGAGGTTCATAAGACCGCCCCTCCTGGTTCGTTTGTTTATAAAAGTTTGGTTAAATTCTTGTCTGATAAAGTGTTGTTTAGTTCGTTGTTTCTAGATGGCATTAGTAGTTAAGAGTAGGGTCAATGTCAATGATTTCATTAATTTGTCGAATTCTGAAAAGTTTTTACCGTCGTTGATGACACCGGTTAAAAGTGTTAGAATCTCCAAAGTCGATAAGGTTTTAGCTCGCGAGAACGAGTCCTTGTCTGAAGTCGACTTACTGAAGGGTGTCAAACTAGTTGAGGGTGGTTATGTTTGTTTAGCCGGTTTAGTTGTGACCGGTGAGTGGAACCTTCCAGACAATTGCGTCGGTGGCGTTAGTGTCTGTTTGGTCGATAAGAGAATGGAAAGAGCAAATGAAGCTACTCTCGGGTCATACTACACTGGGGCTGCAAAAAAGCGGTTTCAGTTTAAGGTGATTCCCAATTATAGTGTAACGACCGATGATGCGAAGAAGGGCATTTGGCAAGTTCTTGTAAACATTAAGGGTGTAAAAATGAGTGCTGGATTCTGTCCTCTTTCTTTAGAGTTTGTGTCTGTGTGTATAGTTTTTAAAAATAATATAAAATTAGGTTTGAGGGAGAAGATTACAAGGGTGACCGACAAAGGACCTATAGAACTTTCCGAAGAAGTCGTAGATGAGTTCATAGAGGATGTTCCAATGGCGGCCAGACTTAGTAGTTTTCGAACCAGATCTTCAAAAAGAGGTCCGAAAAAGTTCTATAATAATAATAGGAGTAGTGATGGTAGAAATAATAATAATGGTGGCAAAGGGTTATACCCAAAGCCTGTAGGAAGGGTTGTAAGTAATAAGATGGTTAATGACGAGACCGAGTCAGCTGACGCGGAATCCGATTCGTACTTTTAAAATATGTCTTATACTGTCAACTCTCCGTCGCAATTAGTATATCTTTCGTCTGCTTGGGCTGATCCCACAGACCTTTTAAATTTATGTACCAACTCGCTTGGAAATCAATTTCAGACTCAACAAGCCAGAACTACTGTTCAACAGCAGTTTAGCGATGTCTGGAAACCGGCGCCCCAGGCTGGTGTAAGGTTCCCGAATAACGGGTTTAAAGTTTATAGGTATAATGCTGTTTTAGATCCTCTAATTACTGCTTTGTTAGGTACTTTTGATACCCGCAATAGAATAATAGAAGTTGAAAATCAGCAGAATCCCACAACCGCAGAAACGTTGGATGCAACCCGTAGGGTTGATGACGCAACTGTGGCAATAAGATCTGCAATAAATAATTTAGCTAATGAATTAGTGCGTGGTACAGGTATGTACAACCAGGCCTCATTTGAGAGTATGGCTGGACTTACTTGGACTACGGCTCCTGCTTAGTTTATGTATTGTAAAATCAATAAGGATTTGTATCCGTAAGATACACG